TGCAAGGAAGGCCGACAACCCGACTGGCCCAGGCAACCGCGTCCGACTTTGACTTTGAAACGAAGAACGAGTTTGCCCGCCCCAGTACGCAAGTAGACATGCGCCAAAAAGGCGGCATCATCTACCGCGCAAAACCAAGCAACGCTGACGAATTGGCAGCAGCGGCAAAAGCTATCGGCGGTAAGGTAAAGGGTCAGTTTGAATCGGCAGCAGCCGGTGCTTGGCAGATGGTTGGCGACTTGGTCTCTGCAACAGGCAACCTTGTTGGATCACAAGGCGTGGAGCGGTTTGGAGACCGGCTGTCCGCTGGAAATGCTCAACAACAAAAACAAGCCCAAGCCCGTTTGGCCGCAATCGGAGACAACCCCAACGCGGCTTTGAATTTCGTTGAGTCGGGCGTGTCCGGTGCTATCACCAATATCGTGCCTCTATTTGTGGCTGGCCCGGCCCTTGGGGTGAGCGCCATGGTTGGCCAGGTTGTGGCTGACGAATACGGCGCTGGCAAAGCGGCCGGTCTAAGCGGGCCGGAGGCTTTGGCCAGGGGGTCGGCTTTAGGGTTTGCTGAATTGGTTGGTGAATTAGCCAGCCTACCAACGCCTTTGGTAAAGGGTTTTAAGCAACTGGTTAAAGGCGTTCCTACTGAACAAATTTTGCCCGAGTTCGCCCGGTATCTGATAAAAGAAAACGCGGCAGAGCAAGTTACCAGCTCCCTTAATTTTGCTACCGACAAGTGGGCACCGTTTGGCATCAAGCCCGATTCCACTTTGGCGGACTACCTCCAAGTTGCTGGCGATACGTTCTACCAAACAACCGCGCAGACCCTGGTCATGGGCGCGGCAGGAAAAGTAGCTGCTCCCGTTGTCCGCGCGTACAACACGCCGGAACGCGAGTTTGCCAACGCATTCCAGGCTGACGTGGACGCGCGCCAGGCAAACCCCGAAGCAACCGATTACCTGGCCCGGTGGGAGCTGTCCGCCAACAAAGACAAGTTCGCTGGCAACGTGGCCAAAATGGAAGGCGCGGTCCAAGCCTATCAGGATCGGGCATTCGTACCCCTGGCCGAAGCGCTGGCAGCGTCGCGCGCCCAGCAAGACCAGGCAGACCTCCAGCAAGCCTCCACAGCGGGCGATGCGGCCACGGCTGCGGATAACCTATCCGGCTCCCTCAGCGAGATGCTGGAGCCCGCCCTGACGGGCGAGGCGATCCCTGGTGAAGTGCTGCCGCCCGAGCCTGGTTTGACCGGCGCAGAGATGAGCGCCGCAGCCGACCAGGTTGAGCCCGCCACGACCGGCGCGGCGATGGTTGACGAAGACCTGGGCACCGAGCCTCCGTTGTTTGCGCCGCAGGCCCCTGTTGTTACGCCAGCCGCTGAAGCGACTGGCGTCAACCCCGATCTGGAACAGAAGATGGGGTTTGACAAGCTGCGCCTGAACGCGCCGCGTCCGCAAACTATCCAAGGCACACCGGTTGCCAGCTTGAGCGACGACCAGCTTCAAACGATGGCTGGCGACGAGAGCATCGCTCCGATCTCGCGTCGCAGTGCTGCCATTGAGCTGACCGCGCGCCAGGCCGAGCCGGGTGCATTTACCCAGCGCGCCGCGCCGCAAGCTACCGGGGCACCAAGTACGGTATCCTATGCGGGTGAAGCACTTGACACCAGCAGAACCACGTTTGGCCTGGGCGACGCCCAAGGGCGGATGTCTGACGCCCCTGTTACGGGAGCTGGAGCCACTGCCAGGGCCGAGCTTCAGGCCCGCCTGGACCGTGCCGCAGCAATCCACGGCGTGGCAGTCCCGACCCTTGCCGCTCCTACTCCAGAAAACGAAGCAGCAGTAAGCGTCATCGCTGACGCCCTGGGCGGCGTCGGCTTGGCTGACAAGGTCGTGTCCTATACCGACCCCAACGGGGCAGACGGTTTTGAGCTTGGCGGCGTCATTGCGGTTAACACCGCCACCCAGAAGGGCGTCGCGCATTCGTCTTTCCATGAGAGCTTCCACGTTGCCGAGCGGATCGCCGCCGCCGATACAGCAGCCGGTCGCACCAACACACCGGCGCAGCAGTACGTTGCGTCCATTCACAGCTTGTTCGATGAAATGTCGGATGAGGGCAAGCGCGCGTACATCACCAATTTCCTAAACAAGGAAGAGCTGGACGCGATCCAGGACCCGGCTCAGCGCGAAGCCCGCATTAGCCAGATGCTGACCGAGCAAAAGACCCGCTCGGAGATGACGGCCGACTTTATGGGCAACCGCGCCACGGACAAGCGTTTCTTGGCCAGCCTGGCCAAGGCAGACCCCAAGGGGTTTGGCGACTTCGTGAAGAAGTGGATTGGCATTCTGGATGGAATGATCGCGCGCCTACGTGGCGTTCGCAGCCGGTCCAACCTGGAATCGGTCAAGGTTGACAGCTACATCAAAGACTTAAACCGGGCTAAAATGGTTGCGCGTGACGCCATGGTAGCCTATCGCAAAGGCACGCTTCAACAGCTTGCGCCCACAACCACGCCCCCGGCGATGAGCCTGCGGCAAGGAGAACGAAATGCTATCAGCACCGGAAATCAAAACGTACCAGGCGCTCCAGCGACAACTGGACGAGTCACTGGCGAAGATGGGGGCGGTCCGACCCCAGCCTACGGAACAGCCCGCCCGGGCGCAATTTCCGTCGTCGGACGCCACTACTCAACGTCCCCCCGTCAATCGTTAAGCGGAGCGTTTTATGGCCAAGGACTCAAAGGCGCAGAGCGTGATCGCCTGGACCGTAGCACTGATCCTCGACTTAAAAACCGCATCTACTTCTATGTTGACCAGGGCGCAGGTGTTCGCCCCGAATCCGGCGTCGGCGGGTACGCCCACGAAACCCGGCTGGACAACATCTACGATCCACAGACTCGAATCGTAAAACCGCAGGCGGATTTCAACGCCTTCGAGTCAGCAGTCATCAACGCCGGTTTCGACGGCTACATCGCACCTTTCGGCAACAACCAGGCAGCGGTCGTCCTGCTTGGCCAAAAGCACAAAGCTGTTCCAGTCAAGGCCATAGGCCAGCCCGCACCGGCAGCACCTGTCGAAAGCGCAGCTCCAAGCGTACTCAAGAAGGGGCTCATGTCGAAAGAGCTGAGCCAGATCGACACGTCCAACATCCCGGGTGCGCGCCTGCGCGCGGGCAGCCTGGAGATTCCAGCAGAGCAACGCGACGCAGCCAACGCGGAGCTGGAGCGGATCGGTAGCGAAGTGCGCTTTGCCAAGAAGGAAAAGGTCACCCCGGCGCGAGTGATGTTTGAGGTTGCGCCAGACCCCAATGACGCTGCTTTGAAAGCCCGCTGGGACGCCGTGCCTTTTGAGCGCAAGGTGGAAATTAGCCAAAGCGTTGCCAAGCAAATCATGCCCCAGGTCTTTAAGCTGGCCGAGGTACGCGCCAGGCTTACCACGCAGCTTGGCGGTTATCTCGAAGACACCAGCCCGTCTTTTGCGGCTATCGTGCCCAGCACGGCGTCAGCCCAGCAGCTCATGGAGATAGCGCGCATTGGCGGTTTTGGCCTAACCCAAGACAGCATGATGGTGCTGGATTCCAAACCCTTTGAGGGCTCATCCCCAACCGGCTTGATCACAATCACGTTGCCGGAAAACATGAAAGACCAAGACGCAGTTCATTCGGTTTATCAAGCTGCGCGGCAGGTTTCTCCGAAAGACATCACCGGCCACACAACTGTTGGCCGGGAAATGGTTTTGGCTGTGCCGTCTGATAAGATGGCCGACCTCACTTCAAAAATTGTGGGCGTGTTAGACGCGCGCCCGGAAAATTTCAACATTGATTCAGCGAACGGCCACATGGCCTTTGTGTCCAAAGAGGAGTACGGCTATGGTAGTGAAGCAAGGAAACCAACCCCCGAGTTTTCTGCAAAACGGGCAGAAGCTAATCGCATCCGCGAAGAAGCCAGCGCCGCACTCGAACGCGAAATCGCAACCTACGAAGGCACCGGCGGGCGCAAAATAGACACAGGCGTTTATCGCAACGTCGCTGACTCTTTTGGGTTATCCCGGGCTGAATACGAAGCCAGTGCTTTGCCCCTTATGTTGGGCGGCACAAAGGACAAAACTTTCCGCGCTCCGAATATTGGCGAAATCCCCGAGATTGTGCAATGGCTGGATCAGCGCCGAGCCAATTCTGGCTTGCCCCAGCTAGACCTTAACAAACCCGAAGACCGCACAACCCTGGCCAAGCTAATGGCGTCTGAAGCCGTGGCCGCAATCCGTAGTGCGGGCAACGCAGTTGAGTGGTACGACGAGACTGTGGCCAAGACTTTGCGCATCATGGCGGTCAAGTACCCAGAGCTGGACACAGACCCAAATGCGCGCAACGCGTTTTTGCTGGCCACCGCCATATCGTCGCAAACAATGGACGTTGAAGCCAACCTGAAATACGCGTCTTCACAGTACGAGCATTTCCGCAAAACCGGCAAATTCCTTGAGGTCGGCACTGGCAAATCCGCTCCGGCGATGGCCAAAAATTTTGCTTTGGCCAACGAAGTATTGGCTGATATGGGGCCGGACTTACTGCTTCGCTTTTTACGAAGCGAATTTACCAAACGTGAGCTGGAAACTATTGGCTTCCCTATTGGTGGCGAGTCGATGGACGAAAAGGTGCTTGGCTCTGCCATCTTCGGCCCCAAAATTGGGTTTGGTTTTTACAGCAACCTTTCGGGCAACTTTGAGCCCATTACCATGGACATGTGGTTCATGCGCACTGTTGGCCGTCTGGCCGGGACTTTGCCAGCGTTTGACCCCGTGCTGTTCCCCAAGCAAGTGGCCAAGCTGCGTGCGGCTTTGGCCGAGACTGGAGATGCGGGGCGTGGGGTGTACGCCGATCAGTTTGACCCGGCTGCCGTCCAGGCTGCGATGGAGACGGACGAAGGCGCAATCGCCCTGGCGCGCCAGGTAAACAGCTTGCACAACCGCCAGTTCATCAAGGAACGGGCCGCATTCGACTCAGGAACGCGAATCAAGACCGCCCTGGTGGGTGCTTCCGGTAGCATAATTAAATCGGCTGACAAGCCCACAGATGCCCCTGGCAGCGGCGGCGAACGCCAGCGGCTGCGCGACGTGGTTCGCCAGATGGTTGCCATGGTGGAGGAGCAGGTGGGCAAGCGCGTGCCACCGGCGGCTTTGCAAGCCTTGATCTGGTATCCTGAACAAGAGTTGTATAAAAAGTTGGGCGCTGGCCTTCGCGTGACTAGCCAAGACTACGCGGGTGCGGCAGAATCACTACTTACGAAAGAAGGTTTTGATGGAAAACAATTACGCACAGCAGCCGAATCTGGACCAGGACCGGCACGACAAGTGGCTGGAAAGCCGGTCGCGCGAGCAGATCAGCAGGCTGGCCAAGCGGGCAGGCCAACTGGCGCGCTCCAAGGAGCAGAGCGGGAAACTTTCATCGCCGCCCGCACTCCCCTCGAAACAATCTTCGACGGACTAAACAAACGCGGCCTGGCCAAGACACGCGCAGAAGCTGCAATTGAATTGCGCCCGGACGGCGCGCAAATAAAATACGTCCACGAAAACTTCCTCGACATACTGTCCGAGCTGGATGACTCCGGCCTGGTTAAGATCAACTGCAAATAAGGACCCGCCATGTTGCCCAAAATGATCATCTCCGCCGACTGCAAGAAGATGCTGGACGAGGCGGTCCATTCCGAGCTTTACGCATCCAACCTGTACAAGCACATCGCCAATCAGCTTCAGCGCCTGGGCTACTTTGGCGCGTCAAAGTTCTTCCTGAACGAAAGCGCAGACGAGCTGAAGCACTACCAGCTCCACGTTGAATTCCAGAACGATGTCGGCACCGTGGCCAAGGTGCCCATGGTCGAAGCGATGAACGAAACCATCGAGACATTCAGCGACGCAATCGAGACCGGTTACGAGACCGAGCTGGAGCTGCTTAACAACTACCAGTCCTGGTACGCTGAAGCGGCAGACGATCCCATCGTGCAGCAGTTCTTGCTCCAGTTCCTGGAGATTCAGCGGCGCAGCGTGGGCGAGTACGGCGACCTGCTGGCACGCATCCAGCTTGTCGATCAAGACAAGGCTGGCATGCTACTGATCGACCAAGAACTGGGCGGTTAAACCATGGCCGATTGCACGTATCGGTTCACCGACGCAAACGGCAAAGAGCGGGTCATAGAAGGCCAAGCCGCGTTCAAAGCGTACCTGGCCAGCGGCGGCCTCCAGCACCTGATGCCCAACGTGGCATTCAGCTCCAAGCAAACCGAGACCCCTGCGTTCAAGAAGTGGTTTGGTGACAGCAAGGTGGTGGACGGCCAGGGCAAACCGCTGGTGGTTTATCACGCCACAACCAAAGACTTTGAAGCGTTCGATACAAGCAAAGTCGGCTTAATGGGCGAGGGGTCTTGGTTTAGCCCTGAGCCGTGGAATCAGTTTATTGAGGACGAAATTGGCGGGCGAATCATGCCCGTGTATTTGGCCCTAAACAATCCCAAGATTCTCGACATAGCAAAAGATAAAAACTATTTCAAGAAAAAAGCACTCATAGAACAGGGTTATGACGGAGTGCTATTAAAGCGTAACGGCGAAATCATGGCCGCTGTTGCTTTTCGGCCAACCCAAATCAAGTCCGCCATCGGCAACACCGGCGCGTTTGATGCGACCAACCCGGACATCCGGTTCAGCCCCAGGCAAGACCTCAAGCCGGAAGACGTGCTCAAGCCGGGCACCGTCACCAAGGCCCGGGAAGCCATCGCCAAGTACAAGAAAGCCGAGCCGCCTGACCCGTTGTCAGCGGCGGATCGCGCGCACGGCAACGACCTGCTGAAGCCGTTGTTCGCAGCGGCAGAGCGCAACAAGCCCGCGTTCGACACGACCCTGGACAAGATCGCCGAAAGCGTCGGCGGCTACGCCAAGAAGCCTGGTATCAAGAAGCCGTTCCGCGCAGTCACCAAGCTGGCCACCGAGAACGGTTACGACCCGGCCACCATGAAAGACTTGTTGCGCGGCACCGTCGTGGTGGAAACGCCGGAAGACGCGCAGCGGGTGATCGACGAGATCGGCAAGGTTTACAAGTTCGACCGGATCAAAAACCGACTGTCGATTGACCTGACCGACAACAAGGGCGAGACCCTACAAGGCAAGCCGTTGTCGACCGGGTACCAGGACGTGCTGACCAACGTGGTGTTGGATGACGGGACTGTTGCCGAAATTCAGATCAGCACGCCAGGCATGCTGGCTGCTAAAAATCTGGGCCATGAGATTTACGCGTTTGAACGCGAGATGCCGCCCAGCCCGGTCAAGGCCAAGATGGTCGACATCCAGAAACAAATTTACGCCGAAGGCGCAAACTTTGGCCGGGCAGCGCAGGCGTCGAACACGCGCTTGAATTCAGCTTTGTCGACCGGATCGGCTTTCTCACGCACGTCCGAAGGGTTGCGCGGGGAGGGAGCCGGTAGCCAGGCGGTGGCCGAACGCCAATCTGGCGAGACCGTCACAGGCACTTCGTTCCAGTCGAAGAACATGGTGCCGGGGGCTAAGGAATCAAAATCGAATTTCATTGGAACCTCCGCCCCGATTATATCTGAAACCGGAGCTTTCAACCGGGCATCCCAAAAGAATGCAGCGGCCAGCCGGGTGGAGGGCACAAGCGCCGACCGATTCAAACGCACTGAGCAGCTCCAGCAAGCCGTGGCGGACCTGCAAGAGGGCAAGATCACCAGGACCGAATACAACCGCATGGTGGACGAATTGCGTCCAGTGCAGCCCTATGCTGCGGTGCCTGCCGTTACGACGCCCAAAGACGCGCGCTATGCCCTGGAGCATGGCCGGGGGCAGAGCCCGGAGAAGGCAGCCAAGTATGGCGTGCCATCCATGACTTTGAAGAAAGGCGACTGGGCACAGCTTCGCCTGGACATTCCTTCGTACCAGGAGCACGATGCCTGGGTCGTCAGCGTCCATACGCCGAAGTCAACCAACCGCGAAGTGCAGTCTGCATACGACGCTGGCCCGGTGGTGGGGTATGAGTCGGTGGCCGCTCTCACAGACGTGACCTTTGGCATGAACCAGAAGGCCGCAGCCAAGATCGCTACGGGGTCCGCCAAGGGCACGATTGCCACCATGCTGGGTAAGTGGTCACCCATCAGCAAAGAAGCCGCCAAAGCCCGCGCTGACGCCGCGCTGAACGATCCAGCCTGGACCCAGGTCGGCATGGACCCATTCCGCCACAGCTACTTCTACGACCGCGACACCATGCGCCCCGTGCTCAGCGCGGACGAAGTGATCCAGGTCGGCCCCCTGGTGCTGGCCAAGAACGTCGAGTTTGGCCAGGACACAGACATCACCGGCGCGCCGATCATGTTCAGCGCCAGACAGAAGCCAGGCTTTTACAGCCAGCTTTCCCGCGCCATCAGCAACGTGCCGGACCGTTTGGCTACCATGCCAGCCCAGCAATGGAAAGCCTGGATCGATTCCAACAGCGCCAAGTTGGGCGTGAAAAAAGACGAGATCGAATGGTCTGGCATCAAGGACTACTTGGACCTGCGCGGCAAGGACAAGGTCACGCGCGCGGACCTGGTCGACTACCTGGGCCAGAACGGTGTGCAGGTGACGGAGACTGTGCTAAGCGGTGACGCTGGCATGACGCCGGAAGAGTTGCAAGAGATGCTAGATGAGGCAACGGTGTGGGGCGATGAAGACTTGGCACCGGAAACACGACAGGAGCTGCTAGAGCTTCCGAAGTACGGTCAATACACCCTGCCTGGCGGCGAGAACTACCGCGAGGTGCTGCTGACGCTGCCATCTGTATCTGAAGGGAAAATCGTCAAAAGCGCCGATGGAAAATACCGATTCAAGGGGGCTGACGGCGAGGTTTACGGAGCCGGATACGCCACCGAGGCGGAGGCAGAAGATGCGCAAAATTCTGCGGGAGTCGCATACCGCTCGGCCCACTGGGCCCAACCCAACGTCCTCGCCCACATCCGCGTCAATGACCGCACAGATGCCGACGGCAAGAGCGTGCTATTCGTTGAGGAGTTGCAGAGCGACTGGGGGCAGGAGGGCAAGAAGAAAGGGTTTGTTCCGCGCAACATTGAAACTCAGTTGAAAGAGGGTGAAAAGCGCCTCGAACAGCTTGGCCAAAAGATTCGAGGAATTACGAACCGCATGGTCGCAGCAAAGCCAGGCTCCGCTGAATGGCAAGCTCTTTCGGAAGAGCGTCAGAGACTGCAAGACGAGCAAAACAAAGAGATAGACTGGGGCAACGGCCTTTACGACGCCAGGGCGTCGGGAATCCCCACCGCACCCTTTGTTACCAAGACTGAAGGCTGGCTGAACCTTGCGCTCAAGCGCATCGCCATGATGGCTGTTGATGGTGGCTACGATAAGGTGGCGTTTGTCAACGGCGAGCAGTCTCATACTCGCTTTCCCAAGAAGAACAACGGCGAGAGCACCCTGCCGGGGTTCCAAGCGTTCTACGACCAGATTGTCCCGCAGGCCGTCAACACACTGCTGCCGAAGCTGGGTGGCGAGAAGCTGGGCACGGTGAACATTGGCGAGAGCAACAACTTCAAATTTGTTTTGCGCAAGCCAGACGGAAGCCTGGTCAAGTTGTTTGATTCGATTGCCACCTACGACAGCCGCCAAGCCGCGCAACAGAAAGCGAAGCAATTCGAGCGCGGTGGTGAGCCAGGATTTAAGGTCGAGCCAGCTCCAAGGGAGGGCGGCACCCAGCCAGGCTTTGACGTCACCGACAAGATGCGTGAGACGGTGGGCCAGGGGCTGCCAATGTTCAGCCAGCGCCAGCCGGTCGGCAAAGAGACCGAGGGCTGGCTGCTCAGCCGCGACGCCACCGGCCGCTTCCGCTTCGGCGCGGGTGCCAAGGCTTACCGTGCTGCGGCAGACGTGGCAAGCAACGTGCTCGACCTGGTCGGTCTCAAGCCTGTCAGCCCGGAGCTTTCGCGCGCGATGCGCAAGATGCGCATGGAGATCGACAAGGCCCAGAACCTGACAGTCGACGTGGCCAAGAACATGAAGGACCTGCCAGAGCAGGAGCGCCAGATGGTCAGCGACGTGATCGAAGGCGAGCTGAAGCGCGGTGCCAAGCCGCCCCAGCGTGTGCTGGAGATCGCGGCCACCATGCAGTCGATCATGTCCGAACAGTCGGCAGAGCTGGTCCGCCTGGGCATGCTTTCGCCAGGGGCCGCTGGCCGTTGGGATGGCAAGTACCTGCCCCGCTTCTACGAACAGAAGCTGGGAGACGAAGCCAAGGCTTGGATGAAAGCAGTCAAGGGATTGCTCGGGCGCAAGAAGACCATGCAGGGTATCGGCGGCAGCAGCCTCAAAGCGCGCGGCATGTTTGAGAGCGTGCCCGTTGCAGACCTGGCTGACTGGGAAGCAGCCGGATGGGAAGTGCGCGACGACACATTCGATCCAGCGGTCGACGACCAGATCACAGTCTGGCGCGACTACACTCGCAAAGAGCGCGACGACATGGGCGAGATTCGTGACTCGATGTTTCGTTTTGTTATGGGGTACAACAAGAGCCAACGCGACATCGCACTGGGCCGGTTGTACGAAAACCTGGCCGCGAATTACGCGAGCCGGACCGAGCAGCCTGGCTATGTCCAGGTGCCAGCCACGAACGTGGAGGACACCTTCGCTAAGCGTTACGGCAAGCTGGCAGGTAAGTGGGTGCCCGCTGAGATTCTGGACCAACTGGTTGCGTTTGACACGACCATGCAGAACGACCTGACCAAGATTTACATGAAGGGTCTGTCGATGTGGAAAGAGGGCAAGACCGTCCTCAACCCAGTAGCCCACGCAAACAACATACTGTCGAACTTGACGATGGCCCATTTCGCTGGCGTGTCCTACTGGGACGGCCACAAGTACGTGGGCGCAATCAAGGACCTGGTCAAGGGCGACGCCATGGTGGACGAAGCCAAAGAGGCCGGTCTGTTTGGCGGCACGTTCAACCGGGCCGAGCTGATGGACGCCATGCCTGAGCCATTGCGCGCCCTGGCCCAGATGTCAGAAAGCAAGGCCAAGCAGTCAGTCGACATGATCTGGAATGCGCTGTCTCTGTGGCTGCGCAAACCCCTGGGCAAAGCGTATGCCGCCGAGGATGACTTCTTCCGGTACATGATTTACCGCGATGCGCGCAACAAGGGCCTGAGCCCGGACGATGCTGTCGACTACTCGCTGAAGTACATGTTCTCTTACGACGACATGCCGAAGGGCGCGCGCTTCCTGCGAGACATGCCCCTTGGCCTGCCTTTCTTCGCTTACACGTACAAGGTCGTACCGGCCCTGGCCAACACAGCACTGGAGCACCCGTTCAGATACGCAGCACCAGCGGTTGCGATCTACACGGCCAACGCGATCATGTACTCGATTGCCGCTGGCCTGGGCGGCGGTGACGACGAAGACTGGTGGTCCGTGATCCAGCGTTACGTGACCGATCCTGAATTCCGCCAGACGGTCAAAGACAAAGAAGAGCAAGAGCGCAAGGCTTTGCCAGAGTGGATGAAGGGCGCAAGCCTGGCCTTGGGCACCGAAAAAACCATTCGTCTGGGCATGGATGACCTGACCAATTTGCCCGTGTTCCTTGATGTCAGCCGGATGTTCCCCGGTGGCGATCTGTTCGACGCGCACAATAACGCTGGCGGCATTCCTCTACTTGCGCCGATCACGCCCAATAGCCCGATCCTCACGGTCGCATCGGCGATGCTGTTCAACAAGGACACGTTCCGTGGCCAGGACGTGGTGTCGAAGACAGACACCAGCGCAGAAGCTGCGCAGAAGCGCCTGGCCTGGATGTGGAAGCAGATGACACCCGCAATCGCTGTGGGCAACACCCACTTCGAGCGCGCGATGAACGTGATCGCAAACGTCACCGGCAACCCAGTCAACGTCGGCTTGGCAGAGTACACGGGCGTCGGCAAAGACGGCGTGCCAATCACGCCAGGTTACGCTGCCTTGCAAACGGTCGGTATCAAGGCCCGGCCAATCGACCTGGATACTTCAGAGAAGATTCAGAAGTCGCAAACGAAGGGCCTGATACGCGAGCTTGACATCCAGATCAAGAAGCTCCAGCGCCTGGAAAACAAGGGTGCGATCAGCTCCGATACCGCCGAAGCAGAGAAAGAAAAACTGCGCGAGAAGAAGCGCAACCTCAAGCAAGGTCTGACCCTAGAAGGCGAAGAGAAAGACTAGCCCGGCGGCGGGCAGTTTTCTGGGATCGGCACAGCCACCCACACGGCTGCGTACTGGCCCCGGTTGGGTCCCGCCCATCGGTCGATGTAACAGTCGGCCATCTTGAGCAGGGCGCGTCTGACGCTGTCTTCATCCAAGCCGGTGCGATCCGCCAAGTCGGGCACGGTGAGCCCGTCCGGGTTGCGCAGCAGGTGGGCGCGGATGGTGGGGTGCTGTGATACGGTCATACGTTCTGGTCCTTCAACAGCTTCTCAATCGCTTCGGCAAACTGCTTAAACCCCGGTGGAAGCCTGGCGGTTTTGGGGTCTATAAATTTCAACGCCATCAGCCGTTGCTCATCGGTCAGCCCGCGCCAAGGTTTGCGGTAGTCTTGGGTGTCATCGTCTTCGTCCAACAAGGCCCGCATCTTTTTGTTTTTGTTTTCTTGCTCGGCCAAATACTCGGGTGTTATCACGGAAGACGGTGGCCAACCCAACTTATCCGCAGCCATCGCGCGCTTGGCCGGGAATCCCCCGCCCTGCCTGCGCTCCATCTCTTCCCAGGCTTCATCCTCTGGTGTTCTCATACCCACCCCGCAATCTGCATTAGTTTTTCTGCCACCAAATACGCGCTCCAAAAACCGCAAGTGATTACTGCAAAAAACGTACTCCAAAACCCTTTGGCCAGCACCATCCCGACAACCCAAATAACCCAAACCAATAACACAACAAGTTCTTTCATAGCATGCCGTCCTTTGCTGTGACGCAAGTGCCTTCGAGCTGAGTGATCATCTGCCCGCCTTTGAGAGCCATCTTGCGCAAGCTGTCTTTCTGGGTCTCCACACTGGCACGGCATTCAGCCTCGCGCGTGAAGTACCTGGTGGCTTGCATAAATTCGCATCGGTCGTTCATGCAGACGAAAAGCACCGGTATGAAAATGACGTGGATCATGTGATTAACCACCAAACAATGCTGCCGAGACCGGCAATAAAAAAGATAAAAGCAATGACCGAAATGGCAGTGACTGCCAGGTCATCAAGCTCTTCGTCGTTCATCTGCACTTCTCCGTAAAGGCCGATGCCACGGTGTAGCATTTCGGCTGAGCGGTTTTATAGCCCAAGTAGAAGCACACGACTATTAGGGTTGATACGAACCCCAGCATTTGAAAGAAGGCGATGACGTGTCTCATGTCGGTAGCTCCTTGTTAAATACAAAATCCAGGGCTTGCAATGCCTGGTACAACTCCCTGATTTCCTGGCGCAGTTGCTGGTCAGTGGCGCGGCTTTCACCGCGCAGCTCAGCCAGCTTGGCCGTCGCCGCTTCAAGCTGGTCGTTTGTCATTGATCTTCTCGATCCATGCGATGACGTCGGATTCCAGCCATACCAGACGCCTGCTGCCGGGCACCCGGAACCTGGGCGGCAGTACGTCTGGTCGGCGACGCGCGTCTGACTTGATGGTCTCTTCGCTTCTGCGCAAGAGCTTGGCCAGGTCGGCTGGGCCTAGTGTTTTCAAGCCCATGACGGCTTCTCCACTTCTGCGAGTTTTTCCAAGTAGTGCTGGAGTTTGCCGTTGTCATCGGTCCCGTCTTTGCGGCCCGACCGCATCCCGTACTTGATGATGTTGCCCTTGAGAAAGCCAACAAACTCATCATGCGTCAGCACGGCCTGCATCACGGTCCAGGGTTGCACGGCCATGTCTTTGTAGTGGCTGCCGCCCACTTGTTTTTCGTCTGCGTTCATCAGTCTATTTCCTTCATGTAGTAGGTTGTTGAAAATCCGTCTGCCCGCAAAGGCAAACCCGGTGCCCATGCAATGTCCCGCCCCATGATCGCTTCGATCTCAAGCAGGGCATCGTGGTTTTCTGTCTCGACGATGATTTCGTCGTGGACGGTGAACAGTTGCGAGTAGCCCGCCCGATCCAAGGCAAGCATGGACTCGGCCAAGCAGTCGCGCGCAATGGCCTGGGTGATGTTCTCCACCAGCTTGCCGCCGTAGGTAGCGAGCCTGGTCCAGGTCTTGGTCTTCTGGTCCATGCCTTCGTATGTCAAAGACCCGGCACGCGCCACAGTGAAGCTCGCACCGCTGGCGGTCTCGCGGATCAGGTCTTCGGACTCGATCCGTGGCTTGACGTAGAACAGCTTGCGCTTGGACGGGAGCTCGATTGAGAGAAAGCCCGACTCCCAGGTAAACGTCACCGGGCAGTACTTGTTGTTTACCGCCAATCTTGTTTGGTTTTTGTGCATCACCGCGTGCTTGGCCGAAAGCTCGACCGCGTACCAAAGGTCCACGATCTCCGGGTTGGCCGCGCGCCAGGCGTCCTTGATGGGGTCCAGCTCGTCCTCTGTCAGGCCCATGGCCAGCGCGCCCATGGTTTTTAGCGCACCGGCTCCGCCCTGGTAGCCCAGAGCCAGCTCGGCGATCTTGCCCTTCTGCCGGTAGGGTGACTTCTTGGTCACCGATCCAGGTGGCAGTTTGAACATCTGCTCAGCAGACGCTTCGTAGATTTTGCCGTGTGTCTTAAACACATCCAGACGCCACGCGCACCGTGCCAGCCAAGCGATCACACGGGCCTCAATGGCGCTGAAATCGACCGGCATGAGGGTAGCCCCTGGCCGGGCAATAAAAGACGTCCTGATGAGCTGTGAAAGCGTGTCAGGCACGTTGCCAAAGAGTGTCTCCAGCAGCTCGAACTGGCGGCTGCGCACCAAGTCGCGCGCCAGGTCCAGGTCTTTGAGTTTGTTCTGAGGCAGGTTCTGCACCTGGACGATCCGGCCAGCCCACCGGCCAGTGCGGTTGGCACCGTAGAACTGGGTCAGCCCGCGCACGCGGTCGTCCTTGCACATCGCCCTGGCCATGGCGTGGTACTTGGACACGCTT